TTAGCCATGTTCTGCTTCCGCTTTCGCAGGTCCAAGCCCGCCTTCTTGATGTACCTGTCCACCGCGCTCGGCTTTATCTGATTCCAACTCTTGCAGACCCGCTTGTTCGCCTCCCACGCAATCTCGCTCGGCGTCCTCCATTCCTCAAAGAACCCGTCCTCATACAGCGCCTTCATCAGCATCGGGTACAACTTCTTCTTGGAGGGAGGTCCAGTGCCGCCCCCGTTTCTCGTACCCAACAACCAACTCTCGCTCACCGTGCCTCTCACCTTCTCCACATCCAACTTCTCGGTCATCAGAATCCTCTCCTGTTGATTACTCTGCCTCCGGCCCCGCCGTGGTCGCGCCTTATCTTGGCCTTGCCGCCCAACCAAGCGCCTCCGCTCATGGTCTTCATGATTACCGGCATATCCGGCGTCTTGTATGTGAACTGGTCTATCGCGTGTGCCAATGCCATCACACAGTCGTTGTGCTTGCCCAAATCGACAATCATACCGTTTCTCCATGCGTGAGTCTCCAACTCTTCCAACAACGTGTTCACCAGTCGCCTAGTCTCGTCGTTACCGAAGGGAAAGCATACCAACTCCCGCTCAAACCACGTTCTCAGCCTGTTCAACAAGCCCTGCTTCAGAGTCCTGTTGCTCGCCTTGCTCTTTCGATAGTCTATCACCGAACCCTTCTGCTGTATCAGGCTCTCGTACAACTGCTGGAAACCAACGTCCTCCGCAGCGACCGGAGCAGCATACCGCTTAGACCACTCGATAACCATGTCTGCCTGTCTGTCGGGTTTGAAGTCATTGCGCCTCCACATATTGACGAAGTGTATGAAGCCCTCCGGGTCTTGTGCCAAGCAGATTATCACGGAGTAGTCCTGACCGACGCCGTGTGCCGGGTCGAAACCCAACACGTATCGCCAATTATCCCTCTTGTCAGTCTCCAACACCCTCTCCATCTGTAGATTCTTGCGTGACTGCGCCCGTGGGAATACCGCTGCCTCATCGTCAACGACCCGACATAGGTACTCCTGCACGAATGACAACTCGCCCATCGCCTGTTTCTGCTCAAGAAGAAAGTTCAGAGGCCTGTATTCGCCCCATAGAGGAACGGGTTTCACGTTGTCCGGGTCTGCTCGATACTCGTCCCAGTTGGGAATCGCGCTCCATACCCCCGTGTTCCATATCTCGTTGCTCAGCATCTCCGTGTGATACAGGTCGTTCATGCTCAACGGCGTGCCGACCACGTACAGGCTTGTGCCGGGACTCAGCATCGGCGTGATTTTCTTTCGGAACCAGTTCCTTACCTCGTTCCAGTTGGTGTCTCCCGAATCATCGAGAACGTCATCGAATGCGATGCAGGCAGGATGCTCACCACGAATGGCTGCCCCTACCGACGTGGCCCTTATCCAAGAGCCGTTTGTCAGCCGCAACTCCAACTTGTTGCCCCTACGATTATCGAGATACCTGCTCAGTTGTGGATGCCTCTTCAAGTCCTCGCGTATCTCTTCAAGCCTCCTTGTAGCCAAGTCCTTGCTCGCTGAGAACAGCCAAATAGTCATGGGCTTGTCTCGCCATGTCTCAAACAGGCACTTGTGTAGTAGTTTTATCCTGAGAGTAGTTGACTTGGAGTGGTCCCTCGGTGCGATGACGCATACCCTCTGAACCTGAGCGCCTCTCCTATCGCCGTACATATCCATCCACTCACCGATATGACCGCCCCAAGTATATCCGAGCCACTTGTAGAAGTATTCAACGTCCGTTCTACTTCTCTCCATCGCTAAATCCTGCATGAACCCCATCTAATCACCTCGGATGCAAGTCCTTCTTGCCGCAATGCGGGCATACGCCCGTGACTGCCTTGGCCCTGAGAATACGTGGTGCGACCCAACCGCAGGACCAGCATTTCGCGCTAGTCCACTCACTCATCGGGCATCACCGGAGCGAACATCGTACCGACAAGACCTAACTCCTTGTCAATCATATGGGCGCACAAACCCGCTCTTGCCATCGTGTAACCATGTCTAGCATGATATCTGTCCTCGCCAGCCAAACTCGGCAACTGTATAATCATACAGCCGCCCCGCTCGACCATCTGTTGATGGTGAAGGTGTCCGTGGAACCACATGTGATTCTGCGTAGAACCCCAGTCTCTTCTCGCTTCGTGTGCCATCAGGGAATGTAACTTCTTGAGTACCTTGCCGTCACCGTGGGTGAAGCCCAACAGGTTGTTGCCGTACATCATGTACTGCCTGATATGCGGGCTGACGACGACAGTAACGTCTTCAACGTCCTTGTAGTATGCGTCTATATACATCATGAGCATCAGTGAACTGTGCCTGTCGTGATTGCCGCCCATGAACACTATCTCGATGGGGGCTACCGCTCTCAGACTGTCGATATGCTCCTGCGCCAACTGACATCCCTGCATGAGAATCTGTGCCGGGCTGCCCGCCATGTCCTGCGGCGTACCCTTGGTAGTCTGACCCACATCGTTGTCAACGTGGAACCAGTCGGAGCCAGCGGTCAGGTATATCTTCTCAGGCTTGCCGGGGAGTCTGCTCACCAACTGGCTCGTCTTCTCAAGCAGCCTGTCTCGTGCCTCATCGAATCCGTATTCCTCTCCGACCTCTAACTTCCAGCCAGCCTTGCCGTAGTGCAGGTCCGTGGGGGAAATGACTACCGCGTAGTCCCTGTCAGACGGGTCTATCTTGTATGGTTTGACCGCTTTCGGCTTGTGATTCACCATCAACTCCTTGAACTCGTTGCCTATGCTCTCGTTGAGATACCTGTATGCGTCAGCCTGTTTCTCGATGTCTCTCCATCGCTTTGCCTCCGCCTTGTGCATGACATCAAGCCTTCGCATGGCAACCATCTCGTCAACCATGTCATCGACTGTTCGCATCTTTATCTCGTGGTCCGTGAACGGGTCCATCGCGTGTCTCCACCCGTGTATGCGCACGTATTCGTTCAATAGCATCACTGGCATATCGAAGTTACGCGCCATGTCATCGACGGTCATGTTGCCGCCGTCCTTGGAATAAGCCCTGCGCATGGCACGGTGCTTGTCACCCTCGACCACGTACATACCGTCAACCGCGTCTAGTATGCAGATGTACCTGTCGTTTGACTCGTCATGATAGAACTTGCTCGCTATCAGTTCCGGTTCGTCGGAGTATTCCGACGCATCTCTCTTGAAGGTGTTGCCCTTCTTCACCCAACGCTGTATGGCCTTGCGCCATGCGTCCCATCCTCTTCTCGGCTCTATCTTGTGAAGGAATTCTGCGAACTGCTTCTCATTCACAAATACTCTATCTTTGGCATATTTCTCGATGAGGTCTTCCCCACCTTGGAATCTTCGCTCTCCCATGCTCTTTTCACGGTTGGGGGTTTTATTAATGTATGGCACACACCCAATTATTTCAATTGATTTTGCTCTTAACAAAAAGAATAAAACGCTGGACTGAGCGAATTCTTTCAATTTGTTCTATTCTTTCTATAGTATGTTTGGAAAGAAGGCCAAAGGTAAATAAGTTTTCTTCTACACTATAGAAAAAATTGAAAAAATAAACAAAATTAGCGCAGTATAACGTTTAATTCTTTCAGTAAAACGCGAAAACAATAAAAATAATTAAAACCAACACCCCAACCATTAATAAACACCCGCACTAAAGTAATGCTATGGCCGAAGGTAGCCGATGGAACATCTTTCGCGCACGAAAGAGAGAGAACCCTAATCCTATTATAGAGCGAATGGGCATGATGGTTGAGCCATTCAACCAAGTTGCAGGCGTACCCGATATCATGCGCGACACTGAGCGAATGAGAACTGACAGCAACTTCGACAACGAGTTCGACCTGTACGACCAAATGCTCAAGATTGACCCCGAACTGAACGGTGCGGTGCGAGCAGTCAGCCTCACAGCCAACAACTACGAGATAAACTACTCACGCGGGAAGAACGCGGCTATACGAAACGCCGTCCGTCAACTCGTTGAAGACAACATAGACTTCGGTGACATCATGATTAACGCCATGAGAAACCTGATGGTGTACGGCAACGACATCAACAAGATAGTCGGCAGACAGGGCGTAGGAGTCACCGACATACAATCCCTGCCCGTGAAGCAGATAACCATCGTTGACGAGAGAGGCGGCCTCGGCTCATACTTCGTCGCAGATGAAGAGAATCCTATTATCAGGGCAGACAAGTATATGCTGCGAGAGGGTTCGATGTACGAGCGTGAGATGCCGGCATCCGAGATAATGCACATCAAGATTGACTACCGCTCCAACTGGTTCACCGACGATAAACTACGCAAGACATACGGTGTGTGGGGGGCGTCCCGATTCACCGCGCTCAAGCAGCCCATACGCATGAAGTACAACAGCATGAACAACCGCGTGAGCCTTGAGGACTCGATGACCAAGCAGTTCATCACCATCGACAAGTCGGCCATCGACCACATCCAAGACCCCGCTGAGCAGGCTGAGAGGCTTCAGCACATCATGGACGAGGTTATCACGCTGTTTGAGGGACTGCGGGGCGACCAAATACCAGTTCTCCCCCACTACGTTCAACTGCATCACGTCGATGTGGGCAACTCGGTTCCCAACAACACGGACTTCCTCGACACCATCAACGCCGACATAGCAGCCGTTCTACAAGTTCCCCGCGTGGCTGCCGGGCAAGAGCGAGGGTCCACGTTTGCGGCGACCTACAACGCGAACCTGTGGGCCGTTGGTGCTATCAGCAGGATGCACCGAATACTCGCTGACTCGGCTATGAAGTTGTTCATGGTTCATCTCGACCTCCTGAACATCTCCTACCGCAAGCAAGACCTACCCACAATCAAGTTCGACGCTATGGACTCGGAAACTCCCCTCAACATCATGCAGCGTGTTGTTCTAGGCTACAACGCGGGCGTCCTCACACTAAATCAGTCTTTGGATGTCCTGAATTTGCCGAAGATTGGACGTGATGGAGACATCAGAAAAGACGCACCAGCAGGCGGAAGAGTAGGCGAACTACCGAGAGAGAATTCACAGCCGGGTGCAGCAGATGGCAACTGATATAGGCACTACCAGCACGTTTTGGGGCGATGTGCTGTTCTTCGGGTTCTACGGACTTGCTTTAAGCCTAACTTTAATTTTAATGGGTGAAATGTTAATAAGACGCAAGAAGACTGGTGTGGACATGGCACGTGGTAATCATTCAGGCCCCAACGACAAACTGATGTTGATTTTCGGTTTAGGCGTCGTTATATCTTGGGTGACTATAGCCGCTACAGCATCGTACTTCAGCATCGTTGAAGAGAGAGAAATCACAGATTCACAACTCACCGTCATCGGTCTTCTCGGCGGTCCCGCACTTCTCATGATAACCTCGGTCCTCGACTTGTTCAAGGGCAAGGAATCTGCCAAGATTAACATCCTACCCGACCAACTCGCATCCGATGTCGCATCCACAGATGCGGAGAAGGACCACGTTAGAGTTCTTGAGTTGGCACGCATCAACCACGAACTTGAGATGGAGAAGATGCAGAAGTCCCACGAACTGAAGATGGACGAGTTTGTAACGACCAAGAGTGGGGGGAAGAAGTGAGTTATGAATTCTTCTTCATCCCTGTGTTCTTTCTGTTCGTTGCAACTTTGCTCGATATGTGGCTTCGTAGGCGAGGACTTTGATTGATACAATCTTTTACCTCCTTTCTTCCATCTGCTGTTTGCTGTGGATAGGTTTTGGCTTGTTTCTATGGGCCAAGGTTCTTGAGCATACGAGGTTATGGGATGACACCGAGGATTTATTGTAGTCTTTGGTTCGTTGTATTTTTTATTTCCCTTATTTTAGACTGGTTCAAATATCACAAACGATAACATTTATGAGTCATTAGTCATAAAAGCGTTTCATGCCTATCAATCGTAAGTTGCAAAACATCATCGGCACAGAGCATATCACCGACGCTGCGGAAACGGCAATAGCGGCCCAAGCCTCCGGCGGCGCAACCGTCGCCTTCAAAAATGTCGCTGTCTCAGGTCAGGACAACATCGTGGCAGACGCCGCGACAGACACCCTTAATATCGCTGCTGGTTCCAATATCACACTTACGACAAACGCAGGGACAGACACGCTTACCATAGCAGCAGCAGGCGGGACTACCGGCTACACTTACACAGACACAGACGGTTCCGAGCAGTTCCTCATATCAGACACCAGCGACACCGCTCTTTTCAAAATACAGCAAGCAGGAACAGGAAACGCCTTTGAGGTTCACGACCAAGCATCTGATATGAATATATTCAAAATAGACAATTCTGGAAAGACAGTAATAGGAAACACTTCTGGAAGCACAGTCCATTCCGCTTTTTCGTTGTATGTAACTGGTGATACAAGAGTCCCAAGGTTGAGAGTAGGTACAGGAAGCAACGGTGAACCCGGAATCCACTTTGAGGGTGATAGCGATACCGGCATTAGAAGAAGTGATGCAGACAAACTTGGTTTCATCACCGGAGGTAGTGAGAGACTTAGCATAGGTTCAGCAGGTGAAGTTCTAGTTGGTG